AGGGGGGTTAGTCCTCGGATTGATTGAGTTCAATCAACCGATTTTGATATCACATATCTGCTCCATGGCTTCTAGTTCGAGAGCGTTATAAAGATACAAGGCTCGCGCCTTGTCTTCATTCCACTCAAGCCCTAGAACGCTAGGAGTCACCAAGGAGCTGTTGACATGTAAATTCCCATTCAAAATCTCGGAAACCATCTCGGCTTCCGGACGCGGGTACCCAGTCCCAAGAGGAACTGTAGCGCCGACGCACGTTAGTTCGGTTAGCTTCAGAAGACCGAAGCGCAACCCGACCGTCCCTGATGAAACCTCCAAGCAAAGTGTGTAAAATCCCGGGTCCGTTATAAACGAACATGGGAAGTCCACCATTGGTGGCCACTTTGTTGTCATCGTCAGGTATATCAAGAGAGAGGGTGTTAGCTGCGACTGCAAAATACGCAACCGATCCCCTGTTGCCTCTCCTGACTGCCGAGAGAGTTCGTTCTCGAAGTATCGCTTTCCTAATTCGTGACGGAGTATCTGCTCTTGCGAGTAGACTGTCTTCACAAACTTTGGATTGCGACTGGAAGAACTCAAGAGGTGCCTTAATCCCTTCGGCGTCGCCGTCGGTATAGGGAACCACGAACCGCTTACAAGCGGGTATGGAACCGTACAACCTGGCGACAACTCTAGGTAGTGGGACACCCGTCCCAGCGGACCATCTAATAAGGCGATTAATTGCCGAGTAAATGTGTGATTCATGCGAAAGCTCCTTTATGTAAACGCCACGAATGTTATGGCCTTTAAAGTAGTCACCTCCGCATGATTCCCGGAAGCAGCCTGTGTTGAACGACTTGCTTTCATTCACTGAGAACCCGAAGACCTCGAGGCACCCGACGATGAAATCGTATGCATCACTGCGCACGATTATATCATCACCGAATACCGCAAAGTTCTGAGGACCATCAGCACCGTACTGTGGGTTCACACCCATGAGCCGGTAACAGACCACCACGAGAGACGCGAAGATCATAGTCATGAGAGGAAAGGTAAAACCATTTCCCATGCTTGAGATCATCCCAAGTTTAACCTTTGACCCATCTGGGAAGATGGTCTCAGGCGACCTTGCAAGTTTCAACCATCGCACAAAATGCGATGGAAAAAGTTCCTCGATCAGTCTAATTGAGATACTGTCTGATGCACTTGAGAGGTCGATTGTACCAAATTTCCGGTACTCTCCAAGGCGAAGAGGCCCTACAAAGGACTCAGAGCCACTACCCAAGCGTGCCAGCTTTCTGTTGAGAATTGGCTGTTTTGAAAGGTCTATAGAAAACCTCTCCTTAAGCCTTTTCTCCAAGAAAGTGCCGATACCCTTCTGGAACAGCATATTCAGAACGGGTTCGGTGCAGATAGATCGCGAAATTTCACGCGTTTTAGGAACAAATGACAAACGGCTTCCTGCTACGTTAGAGTTACCCCAAGTGGCCTCGCGTAAAAGCTCGGCCTCAAAAGCTAGGGGATCATCTACTAACGCACACCGATATTCCCGGTGCAACTGATCATTTGTGCGCGTTAACGGGGAGTTGTACAGCTTCGTATAAAAATCATACGAGGCACACCCCAGAGACGCACCGGGGCCGACTCCGAAGCCTAGGGATAAATCCCTTAAGCTAGGCGTAAGCTCTGGACCTGCCTCGAAGAAGGATGCGATGAGTAATCTTATCTCACCAAATACTTCGTCATGGAAAAGGCGAAACGGCCGAGGACTATACCCAACACAAGCATCGTTACAATCAACGAACTTGTCAAGGCAGAGTCTATCAGCCATAACACCCTCCTCTGGATTCGGCTTGAACTTCTTTGCGAAGCTTTTACCGAGCCAAAGTTTCCTGGCAGCAACGATATCCAGGTCAGAGGTAAGGACCTCCCACCCGTAATCGTTGAATTCAAGATCAGCAAACAGATCTTGGATAAGACTAGCAATATCATGCATAGGCTGACTCCAATAAGGTGAAAGATGAAGTTTTCAACAATCATCATACACAAGCCTTTCCGTTCCTCAGCTTGTCAGCTGAAGAACTCCAAAAGCAGGGCGATGAAACGAACATACGTTCATTACATCGTGCCTGTTACGGCCGTGTTGCCAATTTCAGCTGAAAGCTGATTCAACGCCCCAATATGGGCGCTGATCATGGCGCGAAGGTCGATTGGAGATACCAGATCGCTTCCTGCAGGAATACCGTATTCGGTCTTCATGTATGCAGGGACGGCTGGCTGTCCACTCAAAGGCACAACACCCTTTCGGGTATGGACCTTATAGACATTTAACGGAACACTTGACAGGCGACCATTGCTACCAACAGGGCCAAGAACTTGAAAATTCAAGGGCCTGACCAAATTGATAGTAAAGGGCGACGACGCGGAATGAAGCGTCGGCGTATTGCCTGCCCCTCCAACTGCAGAGACGGCGACCTGTTTCATATTCGCCCCCGCCGCCATATCGGCAACGTGGGTATAGGTCGGCGAAGTAAAGCCGGTTTGTGCGGCACCCGTTATGGGTGTCGTAAGGTTTTGCGGCATTTTAAACCTTTCAGTTTGGGTTAAGCGAAATCACAGAAAACCGTTATTCCGCATTTTGCCTTGGGCTGCGAAGAGAGCCGCCATGTTACCCAATTGGGGAACGTTTGGTAGCTCAAATCTTAGAGTAGGGGTTGAAATCCCGCCCGAAGACCTCGTAACCTCAGACGCTTCCGATACACTGAAGCCTCCGTCTGGTTGCTGAACTCCGACGAACAACTGCCATCCGTATTGACCTGCGACAAGTAGCGGATCAAGGATCATTGTCTGGATTTTGACAACGTTCCTGAAAACCGACTTACTCACCCAGGCCACTTGGGACTGGTCCGTCATAGTAGAGTTCAGAATGTCGCCTACATTTGAAAAGTAGTCGACCAAGAAGGACCAAGGTAGGAGCTCCCAAATCGTGGGTACGAACTCACTGGCAACAAAGCCAAAATCCTTATTAAAAGGAGTGAGTAAGAACTTTTCGATATTGTTCCTTCCTACATCTGGCTCTTCAAGAGACGCGTTCAAGCCTACCTTGTACGATACACGGTACTCTTTGGACAAAATCGTCCTTCGATGACCGATATGACTCTGGCCATCAGTCGAGCTTTGCTGTGTACCATCAGAGATAAGGGCTTGTTTCCTTCCCAACGACGAAACGTGCGAATGCCGAATAGCATACGCGCGCTTGCCGAAGGCGATAGCAGCGGCCTTAATATCGGATATAAGGGGTTGCCATCCGAAAGAACTTTCAAGCCAAAGCTCACTCAGGATTTTCTGAAACTGAGCGGAGCTGAAGGCACTTCTTAAACTCGCGGGATCAGTCCCACGAGCTATGGCACGGCCGCGTTTGCGAACCTGCGCCATGTACCTTTTTGCCCCGTCCTGAAGTCCCTGAGCGGGCCTTCTAATCATCATCAATGATTCTCTCAACTCACCCAGAAAGGTGGGTCCGGAAATAGCATATTGCTCTGCCCGGATTTTCTTGAGAATTAAAGTTGATGCGAGGTTATTCACAAGCTGAAGCAGGCTGTCATCCCATAAGGGCATAGTCGGAACCGTCGTTTTGTACAACGGATTCGACTCCTTACAGGACACAACCTTGGTGCCGAGAGGCACAGAGCGCACCAAAACAACGGTCTCCCGAGGCTTGATGATAATGCTCTGCTTCCGACCAACCATTGCATGTGTAGCACTGACGCCTGCGTTAATTTTATCTTTGTATTTCGGATCGTCCGTACCAGTCAGGCTTCGCTGTAAAAGCGTAATCTGCTGTTTGGTCGTCGAAACACCTAGGTAATTATTGTAGACGTCAACAGACAATGTCGACACTGAATTGTCACGAGTAGTCATAGGCAAACTCCAACTTGTTGGGGTTGTGAAGCCCAAAGAAAGGGCCCCCGAAGGG